AGGAATGGCGGTTAGCCGGGGAAATCCGGGGGTCGGCCACGGGCCCCGAAAGCCATTCCCCCCGGACCCCCTCGAAATGGGGGAACGCCATTTTCCGCCATTTGGTGAAATCGAGCCCTCGGAATGGGTAAAGGGGCTGAAAAAGGGCTCCCGCAGGCCACAGTCTTTGAAGAAGATCGGGGTCGTGAATGAAATCGGTTCCCTCCGCAGGGGGGATAGTCATAAAAAGTTTTTCGTCCCGGCGGAGTGCGATAACGCCGGCGGGCCCTGCCTGTTTCCCCATCAACCTTTTCCCTGAGCGCGCGGCGCGCGGGTTCCCGGAGAATGCCATGCCACCATCACGTTGGGCGTCGTTTGCCGCCGAGGCAGCCGTGGGTGGTGTCGTCGCCGTGTTGCCAGTGGACGAGCTCGTGGACGAGGGCGCAGCGTTTGCGCGTGTAGGTGATGCGCCGGTCGATGAGCACGGTGTTCGTGGACAGGCAGTAGACGCCGTCCAATTTGCCGGGCAGGCGGGCGCTGGCCACGTGCAGGTCGGGTGCGACAGTGTACAGGGCCATGCGCATCTGCCCGTAGCTCATGCGCGGCGACAACGGGAGGCCGGTCATTTCTGGTCCAATCCTCTGGCGAACTTCTCGAAGTCGGACAATTGGTCGGGGCTTGACTGGTTGTATCGTGCGAGTTCGGCCCGGGCTTTCACGTCGGCCTGTTTGCGGGTGACCTTGCCGATGTCGGGCATGAGCGGGCCTCCGGTCAGTTGGATGTAGGTGTTGATGAGTTGCAGGCATTCGCTCATGGTGGTGGTCTGCATGTTCTCGATGCGGCTTTCGATCATGTCGAGGAACCCGCTGGACAGCCGGTTGAGCTTGTTGATCTCGTCCTCGCTGAGATAGTTCTTGGCGATGGTCACGTCGGACGAGTGAATGCGCCCGTCCGGCGCGTCCTTCCATGTGGTGAGTCCCATGTGGGGCTTGCCGGCGTCGGCGCGTTCGTGGATGATTTCGGGTGCGGTGTGCTGGGTGACGGCGTAGTGGAACCGGTTCTGCACGTTCTTGTAAAAGGTGCGCACGATGGGCGCGTCCTTGTCGTAGTCGGTGCAGATTTCCTGGAACACCTCGCAGATCTGCACGTAGAAGCGTTTCTCGCTGGCGCGGATGTCGCGGACACGTTGGAGCAGTTCGTGGAAGTAGTCCTGGCCGAACGGTCGCCCGTTCTTGAGCATGTCGTCGTTCAAGGCGAACCCCTTGATGACGTATTCCCTGAGCACGCCGGTGGCCCAGATGCGGAACTGGGTGGCCTGCTTGCTGTTGACACGGTAGCCGACCGCTATGATCGCATCGAGATTGTAGAAGGCGACGGTGCGTCTGACGTTGCGACTGCCTTCTTGTCGAACTGACAAGAAATCCTTGTGAGTTGATTCTTCCTGCAGCTCGCCCGTTTCATAGATGTTTTTCAGATGCAGACTTACGTTCTGCTGGCTGGTGTCAAACAATTCTGCCATGCCGGACTGTGGCATCCAGAACGTGTCGCCCCAGTACGACACCTGCACGGGCACGTTGCGCCCGTCCGCCTGGTACAGGACTATCTCGGCCTGCTGGTTATTTGAATCATCCATGATTCAAAACCTCTTTCTCTAAAACGTGTCGAATTCGATGACTTTAAACAGGGTCAAAATCGACCCCCTTTTTTCCGATTCCCTCGAATTCGAGGGAATTACGCTGGTTCGTCCCCATCACCGTCATACTTGTGTTCGTCTTCCAGGGCAACGATGTCCATGTCTCCTCGATGGAGTTTCTTGAGTGTTTCGTCTATTCGCGCCTGCTCATCATCAACAAAGCGCTCGCCGTTGAGTGCAGGTTTTGGCTTATCTAGGCGTTCATCGCCTTCGACAAATACGAGAGTTGCCGCCGGCACAAATGACTCTGGCGAGTTGTTTTGGATTCTCCTAGCTATCAACTCCCCGGCTTTAACGAGATCTGCTGCATTCTCATCCAACGCTTCACAAAACGCCTCAAAGGATTCGAGATCAATGGTTCTCTCAGCTCTTAGTATCTTCGACAGCTGCGACTGGCTGAGCTGAATTGCCGCAGCCATTTCCGCTTGCGTCACGCCATGAAATGCCATGCGTCCTTTCATGACCTGCGCCATTGCTTTACCGAAAGTCGAAATATTCTTCATGAACTAGATTATTCCACCGACACGCCAAATAGTCCAAAAATTGACACGAGTAGTTTCCTTGAACTATAAATAGTTCACATGAACTACTTAAGTCTCAACAAACTTGCAGTGTCGAATATTCGTGCGCTGCTTGGTTCTCGCCGCGAAAGCATTGAAGCGCTCGCAGGAGCAACGAAGATTCCCTTGTCCACGCTCAAGCGTCGTTTGCTGAACAAATCCCCCTTCACCTTGGAGGAGATAGAACAAATCGCTAAGCATTTCGCTGTCGCCGCGAGCGACCTCATATCTCCCAGCATCGCGATTCCGACGCTCGCTGCTGAGAACACTATTCCAGCGCTCGCCGAAAGAGAGGTGAAGTGATGGGCAATGACATCTCCGTCGTGGAACTACGTTCAATGAACAACGATCAGATTCACCGTTTTGCCGCGCTCGTCAACGAACCGGAAAACACTCTGGCGAACATGTCGGACGACCCGGTGCGTATCGAGACATACCCGGGAATCGGCCCGCAAATCATTTCCTATCGGAAAATCGTGCGAATTGACGATAATGTGCTTGCCGCCCTGTTCAGTGCAGATACTGAGGAGACGGCTTCGTCACCGAATGACGCTCCCCGGATTCACCCGGAAGGGACCAGGTGATTCTGATGTCGGCATACCCGTCCTCGCACATAATCGCCTTCTCCATGAACATGAACCCGATGGACGACCCCTTGGACATGTTCCCCAGCTCGTATTCCTTGCCGCTCGAAAGCACCACCCGAACGTCATGGGCATCAAAGGCGTTCTCGTTCGCGACGGCATACTTGAGGTTCTGCACTTGGTATATGTCCCACTTCGGGACACTGGCGGTCTCCTCGGCCAACCGGGCCTGCGTACGCTGCGCGGCAAGCTGTCCACGCAACGCATCGGCTGAATCCTCAGCCGTCTTGACCTGCGCGCGAAGCGCATCCACCGAATCATTCGCGGCCTTCAATTGGCCTTTGAGCACCTCAAGCTGGGCATCGAACTTCTCCTGCGCATCCTTGGCCTCACGTTTCGCGGCTTTGCCCTCCAGACATTTGGACGTGAACCACGCCACCGGGGAGAGCACGATTCCCAGAACCGTGATCGCCAAGTCCATCCAGGCTGTCGGGTTCTGCGCGAAATCCCCCTGTATCAGATTCCACAACCATGTGACCATCATCGACTTCTTTCTCATAGGAGCATTCATGATGAATCTACCGCATCATGCGTCCCATCGTCCCATCCGCACCGCAACCATTCCGGCGCCCGCCGAAAGCGAGGTGAAGTGATGACTGTGTTCATCAGTGTCGCAGCCGCATCAACCAATCTCGTGGTTTCGTTCATCCTGCTGATTGTGGAGCTCCACAATCGCCGGGAAATCAGAAGGGTGTCCCGTTACGCCGAAGCACATTATGGAACACCCTCGTTTGCCCGGAACGTCCGCGAACCTACTTCTGAGAAACGCGTTTCTGGAAGTTCTTGTATTCATCGGAGCCATCATCATTGACCACGACGGATACGGATGATTCCGAGTGCAGAGCGATGGCTATCGTGCCTCCCGGCAGATCAAGCGATTTATTCTCAACGAGCTCGAAGTACACCACTTTCCGCTCACCGGGCTTCAATCCCTTTATCGTCTCCACGATTTCATCGAACAGTTCGATGACACCGCGAAGAGACCCCGGAAGGACATTGCCGTCAACCTCGACATAGTTCTTGGTCCTGTTGTCCATTTTTTCACCTCCTCTCATTGCTGGTAGTACGCAATATCCAGCTTAGGGGGAGGTGATCCAACACGAAAAAAGGAAAAACCAATGAGCGAGAAACTCACCATCGCAAACCCTGAGGACGGGAACCGTCCCCTTTCCTATCAGGCTCTCAGCCATGGCATCGATGAATTGCGTCTGGGTGACATGGGCATCACGGACGCGGTGTGGCGCGGCCCGCACAGCGAGCTCGTGGCCCTGGCCCGTCGAATCCTCGATGCGGAGGCCGGACGATGAACGCCGAGGATTACGGACAGCACGCGAGCGGCTACAGGAGGCCCGAGCCCGACGAACTGTCTCGTGGCTTCACGGTCCGGTTGATTCTCTGGGCCGTGGTGTTCGCCTGCTGCATCGGCTGGGTGATGTCTCACGCCGGTTGCGCGCATCCCATCGGCAATGGCATCACCTCCCTTATGGGATTCGGTTTCGTGCCATTGCGGCTCCTGTGCCTCGTTTTGAGCGAGGCGGGAGTCGAATAAAGGCTTGCCGGGGTTCCTATTCTTTCCTTCCCCGGCAATCGACAAGGACAGTCGCTAACACCATTCGCGTCGCACCCCATCCCCAGCGGGTGCGGCGCACGGGGCCGGCAGGTTCGCCCCCGCTGGAGATCGCGGTGTCATGTACGCGCGGCAAACAGCGGGAAGCCGTTCGATTCGGCACGGTCCACGCCCTTCGGGGAAAGAAAAAGCCCACGCGGCAACGTGGGCGAAGCAAAACAGCTACAGGAGAAAGGATACCACCATGAGCGCCATGATTCCGCCCGACATCGTCCAGGACGGCGTCGCCTACTGGAAGGCAGACAAGGTGAGCGCCTATTTCGGGGGTTCGCCCACCGTGGGCACGCTCGGCGTATGGAGATACCGGGGCGAAGGCCCGAAATTCGTCAAGCTCGGCGGCAAACGCGAGCACCGCAAACGCGATACCCGCCGCGTCGCCTACCCGGTCAGGGAGGTGATCGCCTGGGGAGAACAGAACGGGCTCCAGCAGCAGACAGTGGCCGCATAGAGATGTGGTGCCCCATCACCGATGAGGGCATGTCATGGCCTCCGGCCGACCTGATCGAGGAGTTCTGGGACAGGATATGCGACCGCAACAGCCAGACGGCCAACCCGTACATCTACCTGCTGCCCTACGCGGAGCAGGTGGACGTGGACCGTCAAAACAGGAAAGTGAGCGCGCTGGTGGAATACGCGTCCAAAGCCGATTACAGAGGAGGAAAACCGAATTGAGTGAGACCAAGGAAAAACCGGAGCGATCCAATGCGGCGGATGTGGCGGAGAGCCTGCTGCTGGCGTTGGACGCGGGGCCGAACAAGCCCTCATTGCCAGTGTTGGAGGCGATGCTCGCCGAAGCGCTGAAGGCCAACGACGTGATATTGGTGCGCGCCTTCGCCCAGCCGCCGGCACCGCCCGCACAATCCAAGACGTCCGATGTGGAGGCCGAGCTGGCCGATGCGCGACGTGAACTCGCGCATGAGGCGTACGGCGCCGCTTCCATGCTCGCGGACGGCGTGATGGACGACGCCGACTGGGAGCTGTTCGATTTGGCGGACGAGGTGCGAGGCGCGGCGGTGGAGTTGCTGCGCGCGTTGGACGGTGAGGCGTGATGGCCGGCGAGACCATGCTCACGATCATCGGCAACCTGACCGCCGACCCGGAGCTGCGCACCACGGGCGGCGGCGCGACCGTGGCGAGCTTCACGATCGCTTCGACCCCGCGCAACTGGAACCGGCAGACCAACCAGTTCGAGGACGGGCAGGCATTATTCATGCGCTGCTCCGCGTGGGGCGACATGGCCGGCCATTGCGTCCAGTCCCTGAAGAAGGGCATGCGAGTGATCGCCCAGGGCCGACTGAGACAGCACTCGTACCAGGCGCAGGACGGCTCCCAGCGCACGGTCATCGACATGACCGTCGACGAGATAGGCCCCTCATTGAGGTATGCGACCGCCGCTGTCAACCGTGTCCAATCCGGTCGCGGCTATTCCGGTGGCTCGACCTATGGGGATCCGGCCAAACCCGCCAACCAGCAACAAGGCTGGCAGAACGGTTCCCCGGCCCAGAACCCCGGCATGCCGGAAGGTGACCCGTGGGCTCAGCCGGCACCCGCCTCTCCTGGCGCCACGTTCGGCGCTTCCAACGATTTTTCATCAGACAGCCAAGACCCCGAATTCTAAGGAGATTCAATGTCACGAAAGAAAAAGACCGATGGCGTGCAGGATGCGCTGATTCCCGACGAGATCACGCCGCTCATGCTGCTCGCCCTGACAGCCAAGGCATCACGCATGAAGGACGCCGCGGCCGCGTTCCGCATCGCGGCCAGCAAGATGCTCGACCTGGCCACCAAGGATGAATACATCGAGAAATACAAGAACATCGACCCCATCACCGACGCCTTGTACGACGCCTGCGATCTCTCGCAGCACATCTTCGACGCCGCCAACGCGGTCAACGACCTCATTAACTATCCGGTCGAGGCCCGCGAGCGCGTGGTGAAGGCGGATATCGAGCGCAGTTTGTTGGATCCGTGGCGTGATTTGCCCACTTCGGGTGGGGATGTGGATCCGGATACCGGTGAGATCAAGGAGGGGTGAACCGTGGCAAAACGCAAGCACGGACGCCAGCAATTGGAGCATGAGCGCCAACGCCGTCGCAGGAAGCGTCTGCCGCACCTGCCCGCACATCAGAATCTCAGCACGTCTATCAAGGAGCAGTGACCCGATCAGTTGGCTATCAGCATCATTGACATCAACGTAAAGAGCCTCATCCCGAACCCGAACAATCCCCGCAGGGACGTGGGCGATGTCACCGAACTCGCCGACAGCATCAAGGAGCAGGGCCTGCAGCAGGCGCTTGTGGTAACCCCCGACCATGAGGAGCACGGCGAGCGCTGTTACCGTGTGGTGATTGGTCATCGTCGTTTGGCGGCGTGCAGGCTGGCTGGCATTGAGCGGGTGCCGTGTGTTGTGCGTGAGTTGGATGCGAGGACCGAGCGTGAGCTGATGCTGGTGGAGAATTGCCAGCGTTCCGATTTGACGCCGTTGGAGGAGGCTGACGGGTATCAGGGTCTGCTTGACCTGGGCGTGAACGTGGGTGAGTTGGCGTCGAAGACGGGTCGTAGCGAGTCGTTCGTGCGTGGCCGGTTGCGGATCGCTCGGATTCCGGCTGATGTGCGTTCCGGGTCGAAGGGGTTCGCGCAGTTGTCTCTGGCCCAGTTGGATGAGTTGGCGGAGTTCGAGGAGCATCCCGACATGATGAGGGAGCTGGCTTCGCAGGCCGGGTCGAACAATTGGGCGTGGAAGGCCAATCAGCTGCGTCAACGGTTGAAGGACGAGGCGTGGCGTGTGGCGGTGCGTGCCGTGTTGCGTGAATTGCATGTGGTCGTGGAGGAGCCTGAATCCGGTTCGGTGTGGTCGGTGCCGGATGGCTGCCTGTTCTGTGACGTGTTCCATGGCCGGCCCGAGGATCTGGCCGACTGGTGGAAGCAGTGGCGGGTGAAGCATCCGACGGACGGGCCCGTGGTGCGCGTCGCCGACACCACGGTGTATGCGTTCCCTCGCATGAGCGCCGCGCAGATCGCCGAACGCGATGCCAGGGACGCGGCCCGTGAACGCGAGAACGCCTTGGCCGAGGAACGGTTGGACCGGCGGAAACGCTTCGAGCATGATGCCGCGCAATTGCGTCTCGTCTGGATCAGGGAGCACGCCACCCGGTTCAACGGCGGACAACTGCGCAAAGCCAACACCCGTTTGAGCCTGCTCGTCCTGACCGGCACCGACGGCTATTCTGGCCTCATCGCCAGCCGCAGGTGGG